CCTTGCTTATCAAACTCAGCTAAAATGTTATCAAACTCACCTAAATCAGTAGAAGCACTAACACCAGTAATACCAGCCGTTAAATTACCTCTAGATTCAATAGCGGCAAATAAACCTTCAGTACCAGTTTGATTCCCATTTGCTCCGTACATAGAAAATGCAAGATCAACATTAGTAGCAGAACCATCAGTAGCATTTAATTCACCTTCAAGCATTGCCATTTCTAAGTAATCATTGAAACGTGCTCTTGTATCAGCTTCAGCTTTTAAGTACCATAAGTAACCTGATTGCCCAGACTCAGCAGCAACTTCAACCCAACCAATTCTAGCTGTATCAGAACCTGATACTTCGTAGTAATCTTTAATAATAATTGGTTTATTAGAGAACGTTGTAAAGATTGGCTCATTAGCCCCTCTTGAATCAGTAGCAGCTGTACCAGCGGCGTTAGTATAAGATTTACCTTTAGCAAATTCAGAACCATAAACTAATATAGTCGTATCATCTGCAGCGCCTGAAACAGCTATAGTTGCAGCGCCATAAGGAGCTACAGATATAACGTTACCAAGAACCTCAACAACTAATGCTTTAGTAACACCAGCAGAGTTAGAGATGATAATAGTATCAGATTGTCTGATACCGTGATCAACCACAGTACCTGAAACAGTAACGCCAGCGCCATCAATTTCTTTGGTGATGTCAATTTCAACAGAACCAGTAGTTGCACCAGCAGCACCTAAACCAGATCCTGCAGTTGCACTAGTAACTTGTCCAGTGTAAGATAAATGTAAACGACCTTGCTCAGACCAAACTACTTGGTCAGCTTGCATCGCTTCTTCAGCTCCTACTTGTGAAAGAAACCCTGAAATAGTTCTCGGTCCGAAAACTTCAGCTTCTTGCTCCATAAGATCTGGTAAATATTGTTGAGCCCAACCACTAGTAGTGGTAGACGTAAAATCGATGTAGTTTGTATTTAGTGTTTGCTGGTTTGGAGCCGGCACACTATTCAACGAACCACCCGCCGTCTGTAAACTTCCTGTTGCCATAATTTTTATTTTTTAATTTTTAATTTTTAAATTTATTGTTTTTGATTTTAAACTTAAAGTCATCCGTAGTATCTCCTAATGCCCTAACCTTTATTCCACTCCCGTCAGCTATATTATTACTTAATTGCTGGCGTGGGTCCATGTCGATATTTTTAGATTTAGCAACGCTATCTCTAAGCGCATCGGCTTTACCTTGTTCGTAGAAATGTTTTGCAACAGCATCAGAATTCATTGCCGTATATAAAGATTTATGATAACCCGCAGCATCTTCCATCACATTGTTTTTGTCTAGAAACTTTCCAACAAAATTATTGATATCGCTTTGTGTTTTTTTAACTCCATCCACGTCATTAACATTAAATCTATATCTTTTATCACCGACGTTATATTCAAAACCTTTGAACTTGTCGTTAAAAACTTTATCAGTTTTATTTAAAAAAGTAGATGTGTTTTCTTCTAATGTTTTTTTATTACCTTCTAACTTCTCGTTATGTTCGTTGAAGAAATTAATTGCTTCTTGTTGCTCGTTTGTGAGCTTTGATCCGCTTTTAATGTCTTCGTAGTATTTGGACTTTACACCGTCCAGGTGTTGCCTTGCTTGAGCAACTTGCTCCTTCATGGCTAGTTTTTTTCTTTTAATATCTCTATCATTATCAGCGTCTTCGTCAAAAGCAAATTCGTCTTCCATTAGAAAACTTATTTCCTCACCATTTAAATGAGGTTTTGTTTGCTTATAATATTCTTCTAATAATGTTAAGTTATCTAATTCTTTGTAGTCTTTGTTTAATTGAACGTAGTCGTTTAAATCTCCACCGGTATCATCCATAAAGTCCATTAACTTTTGGATATTCTCCGGTAGCGGCTCGCCGGTTTGCATTGATTCTTTAATAGCTTCTGATGCCTCTGTAGCTATCTCTTCAACTTCAATAACTTCTTCTTCAGTAATTTCTTCTAATACTGGAGTTTCTTGTGTTTCGGCTTCCGGTTGTACTTCTTTTTGTTCTTGTGGGGTGTCGGCATTATCAGCGACTGCAACCACTCCCTGGTCGACAGGGTTATCTTCTTTAACTTCATTTTCTTCTGGTTTTATTGGTTTGTTTAAATCAACCTTAGTTATTGTTTCTTCAATAGCTTGTGGTTTCATTTTCATTTTTTCCTTAACCTTAGTAACGTTACCTTTAGTTTCGTTACCATCTGGTTGTTTTTCTGTTTTTGCTTTTACTTTAATTTTGCCAGTATCATCGTCTGCGATTGGCTGTTCTTTTTTTGTTGCCATAATATAATATAATAATAGTTAATAATTTTTTACATACCTAAACCAAAACCCCCTAAGGTATCATTACCTGCTGACTCAAAGTTTTTAGGTGGTTTTTGGTTATTTCTTTGATCAATCATCTCGCTTTGTTGAGTTGCTTGGATTTTTGTTCTTTCGTCTTTACGATCTTCTTTTTGAGTTTCTTTGTTATTAGCAGAATCAACTTCTAATTGTCTTAACTGCATGCTGTATTGGAACTCTAATTCCATCAATTGTTTTTTAAGCTCAGTTTCTTGTACCATTGATTGAGACTTCATCTGAGTTTTAGCTTGTTCAAGTTGAATTTGGCTTTGGGATAAGGCTTGTTGTTTTTGAGCTTCGGATTGTGCAGCAGCTTGTTGAGATTCAATATTAGCTTGTGATTGCGCTTGAATATTTTCTTGTTGCATTTTTTGATCTCTTTCGATTTTTTTCTTTCTTCTAATCTTAAGTATTTGATTTGCTAACTTTACACTTTTTATTTCTCTAACNTCAATAGCATCTTCTAAATCTATACCTTGCTGTTGTAGTGCCATTTGAATGTTGTTTTCAAGCATTGCTTTTTCTTCTTCATCTGGTGTTAGTTCTATAAATATACCAAAATCATAAAGATGCAATTCACTTATTTCTTCTAAAGTAGCAACATTATGAATGCCTATACCTCTGACAAAAGCTTCTTTTGTTGGAGAGTGTTCTAAAATATCAGATATTCTAAGAGACAAACATTCGGCTATTGAGGCTGTTAAGAATAATCCTGATTGTAGTATGTGCCTTGTAGCTGTGTTTGAATTTGCTGCAGCTAACTTTTGAACACCTACTAAAGAATATTTGTCAGGAGTAGATCCATCTCTTGATTCATTTAATCCAGTCACGTCTCTTATCATTTGCAAATAATAATTATAATTACCTATAAGAGCTTGCATTTTGTTTCCAGCGCCTTGACCTCCAGATATTTCTTGAATTGGTATTTTTCCAGGATTTTGATCTCCATCACCGGTAAATGATCTACCAATAACAGATCCTGTTTGAAAGTACATGTTTAAAGCTTCCTGTGGATTATAGTTTGTTCCGTTTCCTAAGTCTATTTCTGCCAAACCATCAGCGTCTAAATAAACACCATCTGGAACCATTCTTGATAACACTTGTTGAAGTTTTAAATGTGTTAGTTGAATCATGTCAGCAAACCCAGTTATTCTGCTTACAAGAGATTCAATTTTACCATTATACATTCTAGGCGCTACTATAGCGTAATTCATTTTAACCTTAGTATAATCACTTTTAGGACGCATCATGTTTTTGGACATTTCCCATTTAAGTAACTTATCAGTTCCAAGAACTATAGCACCGTCATAAAGACACTCTATAGATCTAGATAATTTTTGATACCCGCCCTCTAAATTCTCCGGTGGATTAAATGAATCGTTTTTTTGTATAGCTTTTTCTGATCCGGTGCTAGTTTCTTTAATTTTATAAACCTCGTTCATATAAGTTTTGTAATTAAAATACAAAATCTCTACGGTATTATTATCATGTTCATTTCTACCATAGTGTCTTTGAGAATTTGTTTTTTTATACGACTTTTTGCTTATAATTTCTTTTAAATCTTTTTCTTCAAGATGAGGAAATTGTTTTACTAATTCGTTTATAGGTATAGTTTTAACTTCACCAACGTAATATATATCATCAAAATAAGGAGAATCCGTGTGTGAGTACACTAAATTAGCTGGATCAACATAATCTATAGTAACTCCTTCCGAGGTGTTAAATGACGATTTAACCGCACCAATACCAATAGTAGCTAAATCGTAATAAAAACGCCTTCTAATTAAATCGTATTGATTTCCTTCTAATAAAACGTTTAAAGCCTGCTCTTCAGCTAACTCCACGCCTTGCTTGTACGTGAGTTGCATGTGTAGTTTAAGCTCTTCTTCTGTTTCTGGTAAATCATCTGGATCACTACTATATAGATTTATTCCAAACGCCTGCATAGTATAGTCATTAAGCTCTTTACTACGCATGTCTTTTAATATAGACTCCATGTACTTAGTACGCTTGCTAACTCCAAATGGATCTTGAGAATATACTTTTATGTCATAGTTTCTTTGAGTCATTCCATTTACCAAAATATCTACAAACTTAGGTATTATTGGAACAGGCTTCCAGTCTAAATTTAAATAGGACAAATCACCGTTTATAGATAACTCATCCTTATATTTTTGAATAGACTGTTCGCCCCTAGCATATAGCCTTAGATTATGAAAGTTATTAACATTAGATTTATATCTATTAATATCAGTTTCGTTACCAAACCACTCATGCTCTATAGCTTTAGCTACTTTTAAACCATACTCATAACTTATTTTCTCAACATCACTTACAACTTGACTAGGAAAACTTTTACTATATCCTGACATATTTATTATTCTATTAATTTTGAAAAATTACCCTTATTTTCGTACTTAGAGATATTTATATTTAATTGTTGTTTTTCAACTTTTGCATTAGGAGCGTATAAATGCCTATTGTTTGCCATAATGGCTAAACCAGAACTTATAGACGCATCGTGCTTTGTTCTTTTATTTATATCAAATCTAGCCCAATCGTTTAATAATTCATTAAAATATAAATCTCCAAAAGTTCCATCTTGTTTCATACCCACATGATCTTGAATATACATCTCAATAGCAGCCGCGTGAGCTTGCTTTATATCTTCACTCGAGTTAGGTATTCCACCAACCTCTTTTTCTGCTACAGATAATTTATTCCATATCTTATCAGGTCTATTCATGCTAAATCCTCTATATCCTCTACGTCTTAAATAGTACAATAGACGAGGTTTATTGTTTTCCGCGAGTATAGGCATCCCGTAAAATACTAATGCCATTAGAACGTCCTCAAAGAACATCTCTGCGGTTGGTGGTCTGGACAGGTACTCTAAGAAGAAACTGTTAGCTGGAGCATCTTCCATTGAAAATCTAGTTAATCCGTGGAGCGCTCCTTTTGAACCCGCTCCATCAACCGTCCCGCTAATATCATAACTGTCACAACCAAAAGCCCCCATGTGTTCATTTCCAGGATGTCGTATACCATTTTTTAATATTATTTTATTTTGTATTTGTTGAGGTGGAACCCAACTTACTTTAAATCTACCTTTTTGATCCGGGTAAAATATTACTTGAGAATCTTTAACTCCATTCACCCATTGAAAATTACCTTGAGTAACACCTAGCGTTCTTGAAAGTTCCTCGTTGTAATCTATTTGCTCGTATATTTTAACTAGGTTAAATATACTGTTTTTAGCTTCATCTCTAAACGCGTGCTCTGTTGTTCTTGGAAATTGACGGTAGAATTCATTTAAAGCATCTGCATCTCCTTTTAAACCATCAACTTCATTTTGCCAATTATCTATTACGCCTACATCTATTAGTTCACCGTCCGGTGCAAATCTATCGATATCAGGAGTAGTGAATACTGGAATTCCGTGCTCATCAATAAATCCCTCGTAGTTCCATTCCATTGGGATAAACAAAGAGTATAAACCAGATTTTGTTTGACCATTTCTATTTCGTTTCGTGACATTTGAGGCATTGTATAGTTTTTTAAAGTTTTCACCACCTTTGTCCAAAGCGTTGGATGTTGATCCCATCATACACTTACCAATAATTCTACTACCTAATCTTAGACATGTTTTTGTAACTCTCCAGTTGTTTAGAATATTTTCAGGTCTTTCCCATTTACCAGCTTCATCATGTACTAGTAAGGCTAATTTTTCACCGTCATAACTATTGTCTCCTGTATTCTTCCAATCAATAGTTGTGTCTAATCCTTGTATGTCTTCTAAGTGCTCGTTAACTGTTATTTTTTTTCTAGTAAATCTAGTAGATGGAACTCTATACGCTAGCTCTGTTTTTGGACGATCCATACCATCTTGAATAGGCTTAAAAAAGAAAGGGTAGTTTATGCTAATTGGTACAATTTTGTCGGTAAACATTTTTTTAGCATCACCACCTGTTTTGGACAAGACTCCATATCTACTATCACTTGCAAGAGTGGCTAAGTTAACTGTTTCTGCAGATGACATGAACGAAAACCCTGAACGTCTGTTCTTTAAGTAACACATTCCATAACATCTTTTGTCTGCCTTGCAAGCTTCCCAAAATATAAAAAACAATCTATTTGCCTCTCTAAAGTCTGGAGCTCCAACATCTATCTTGCTCCATTGTAAGTACATGTAGTGCGCACCGGTTAAGTAAGTAGGTTTTCCATTGTTAGTAAACCAAAACCCATTATCTCTTCTATTAAACTCTTCGTCTATATAGTCAAACCATTGTTCTTTTTGATCCTCTGGATATGTTCTCCAGTCAAATATACTTTTTAAACGCTCTAGTTCTTTGGGCTGATCAGTTTTTACCCATTTGTTTTGTTTGTGACTGTACACTTGCACTGGCACTTTTGGCAAAGCAATTTGCAAGTTTTCAATTTCAATAATTTCACCAATCTGACCAGTTTTTGATATAACGACAATATCATGTTCTTTATCATATCCATATTTCCATTTTTTACCCTTGTTAAGACGACTGATAGTCGTTTTTTTAAC